GTTTTCACCGATTGCAAGAGGGTCATTTCCGCCCGCCCGGATTTAAAGGCGATGAATGGCACCCTTCCCCATCCATCAGCCATCTTTCCGACCGGCTCCCCGGTTTCCGCGTCGGCTTCTTCCCGAATATGGTGGGCGGTCGCGAACGGGATTTCCTCAACCCCCTCCATTTCCACGTCAACAATCAGGTCGCCCTCATCGTCAATGAATCTGTGGACTTCCTCAGCCGTCCAGTACTCAACCCTTGTCCGTTCGACCATTTCTTCTTCGTCTTCATCGTATTCGTATGTTTTATAGTCTCTGACGACCGCTTGCAGTTTCTTTTTCGCTACATCTTCCCACTGCGGATAGAGCGTTTCGCTCACAATCGTTTCCGCCTGTAGTTTTCCGTTTTGGATCCATACGTATAACCAGCCGATACCTTTATTGATCGCGTCTTTCGCGTACGCCTTTATGGTCTCCATGTTGTCGGATGTGAACCACCGCCGCCAGTGGCTTAAATATAGTTCCGCGTCTTCGTCTTTCTCGTTTTTTTCAAGCTCTATCTCTGGATTATTCGCGCTGATCGTGAAATTCTTCGCGAACGCGTAGTTTACTTTCTGATCCACTGACATTTTGAGGAATCCAGACGGGAGCTTCGCGTTTGACAAATACTCGTTTTCTTGGAAAGTTCCGTTTTCGTCTGTGTACCCTCGTTGCTTGGACTGTATTTCCGCGTTTTCCGATCGGTAATAAAGGTCGGCCTCGACCATTCTGCTGATCTGCTCGGAGTCTCGCCATTCTTCCAGTATGATTTCAACGATCTTTTCAGGGCTTACATCCGCGGGGGCGATAAATTGTCTTTGCTCTGTGTTTTCCATATTTCTCCCATCAAAAAACCGCCCTCGCGGGGCAGCCTTATTTCAGCCTATTCAGCATTTTGGCGGTTACGTACCGCTCATATATCGGCACAGACATTCTTTTCAGCAGATCGTCTTTTTCTTTCTGACTCTCGCACACAACGACGAAATAGTAATCAGAGGCTTGCGCCTCGCCATAGTCTTTCATCATGTTTTCCCGATGTTCTTTTATTTCCCTGATATCGCTTTTCGCGGCCTCAACGCCGGGCGTGTCCGAGAACATATCCGCGAATCTGTCATCGTCGCCAAACATCATGTTCACATCAAATTCGGTGAAGCCAAACTCGTCAAAATTGATTTCTGAGTCGATCGCCAGATCGCCGAGTGAGCCAAAATCGAAAGCGCCCTGCATTGAGGGATTATTGAGTTGCACGTTGAGGATTTTTTCTTCCCGCTCGTCAACATCAATTACAGCCATGTCGAGCTCGTAGTCCAGACTTCTTTCCAGTTTGTCAATCTGCTTAAGCCTTTGATGTCCCGCGATTAAATTGCCCGTCCGCGCGTTCCAAACGAGAGGCATAACAAGCCCATGTTCTTTTAAGCCTTTTTTCAACTTCTTTTCATTTTCCGGGTCTATCAAACGAGGGTTATATGTTGCCATATTAATTTTTTCTCGCTGGATCGTCCGCATTTCAAACTTTTGATTCTTTGTTTTTCCCATATCCCTTTTCCCCATATTTTTCATATCGGGTTTTCCATGCTTTTTTCATTATCGGCGCATAATCTCTTTTTTCGTGTTCTTCGCTTGACGCATGGCATGCCACGCATAAAATAATTATATCGCTATGGTCCGGCCGATCTCCTTTGTTTATGGCTCTTCTGCCCTTATTATTTCGATGATGGATGTGTAATCGTTGCTTGTATTTCTTGATATGTTCATCGTTGCCGATTCCGCAATGTTCACAACACTTATTTTCAACAAAAGCCGTCGCGTCAATTCCGGTTCTTCGCAACTCTTTTATACGTTTGTTTCGTTTTCGCCGTTCGGGATTGTTGCGCCAGTCCTCTGCTTGTTGCTTCGCTATTTTTTCTCGATACTTTTCTCGATACTTTTTATCATGCGCATGTTTGCATTCTTTGCACATTCCACGATTTTTCTCTATGTTAAGGTTGGTTTTTGAAAATGATTCTGCCGGTTTTTCTTGATTGCATGTTGAGCATGTCATCGTCATGGTGGTATATTTCTTCTCGTTCTCTGGGTCAATTAACCGCGGATTGTACTCCGCCATATTGATTTCGCCCCGGTGGACTGTCTGTATCTCGAATTTCTGATGTTTTGATTTCATGCCGCAAGACCTCCGCGTCAACAAGAGGAAACCATGATTTTATTTTTTCGTAATCCGCCGGGTAGTGTTCCTTGATTTTTACGAGCTGCTTTCCTGTCAGGCCTCCGTACGATGTGCCTAAAATCTGATATTCTGGTGTTATCTTCAGGTTGTTTTTTCTGATATAGTCAAGGATGTCTTTCTGCCGCCATTCCATGACGGGGAAAAACCTTCCGCGATTTTCGTCAATACTGCCGCTTCGTTTGAGCATTGCCCGCCGCTGGACGCTGTCGTTTATCCTCTCGCCCCCGGCTATCCAGTAGGTTCCTGTGATTTCCCGCGCCCATTCCATGCAATCCGCGTATTTTATGATTGGAACGGTCAAGTCCCGCGGCCGCAAGGCCCCATAGCGCAAAAAATCGGACAAAAGAAAGTTCGGTATTCTGTGGCACTCTATGCCATGTAGCTTTTCATAGTATTGTATTATTTTCTCTTGGAAAGAAAGCCCCTTGATATAATACATGAATACCATATCAACGGAATCAAAATAGCGCCGGCACAAGTCGAGTGTGACGACGCTATCTTTTCCGCCTGAAAATAAAACGATGACCTTATCGGTCATCTTGGAAGCCACGGTCACGGCGTGAAGCAAATTGCTCAATCACTCACCGCCCATCGCGATTCTCGCCGCCCTCGCGGCCCGGGCCGACGGTGACGTCGCCGGTCTCACATTTCTTCTTTGCAATGTTGCCTGTGTCATCATTCTTCTCCTTTCTCTTCTTTTCTTTTAATAAAAGTGGCTCGGCCTCGATGAACGCGTCATCTATAAGGCCGAACCATTCTTCTTGACTTAGGTTTCCGCGCTCTATCACGTTCGGCTCGATCTCAATTTTGAAAAATCGCTGCTTGCCAGCGACGGCCACCGGCTTGATTGCCCGGACGTTACGCAATAAAAACGCGTAATGATCGCCCCTATGCTCGCAGCCGTATATCTCGACCATCAAACAGGCAAAACCTTTGTGCGTCTTGGTCGCTGTCGCGCACAATATGACATCGCCCCGGATGTTTGTCGGCCATGACCTATATTCTTCGGTTTTCGACCCGTCTGTTATTTTGATCAGCGGCTCATCATATAGGGTCAGGGCATGGTATTCTTTCATGTCTTCACCTCATAAAAATAACGCGAGTGTCAACTTGCGCTATCATATCATATTTTAAGGCTTGACAGCGCGTTTGTCAATGGGTTTTTGAATATTTGTTTTTCAAATGGGCGCTTTTTCTTCCTTTTCGATCATTCGATCAATTTCTTCTAAAAATAGTCTTCTCGCCGCAGACGAGGCTTCTTTTTTTGTCATAACCTTTTCAGCCCTTTCGGAATCGGCAACGCTCAAAGACACGGAAAACCGCCATCGCCTTTGGTTGTATTTTTTTTGTGATTCTGCATGGTACGCCATAAAAATACCCTTTCTTTTACATCATTTTATAATAGGCGTGTCTACTTGTCAATGCTTTTTTCTTTTTATTTTTTCGTCTGGTATCTTGTATATAGACAGGCCTATCAATTAAGCAAAATCAGCAGTATAAACGGAAAGGCCGGTGCCGGGCGGCGAAACCCGGCAGAAAGTGGAGGATCAAAAATGAAAAATATCACAACGCCCGGAACCGGGCGCAAGGGCATTATGGATATGCTTGTCGAAGAACTTAACGCCAATGAAACCGACGGAGGTCGTTGGGAACGGCTGCACCGCGCGCCGCAGATGGAATGCGGTGACGGAAAATGGCGCAATCTTGATGGGGCATTCGCCGCGACGAAAAAGGAGGAATCAAGATGAGAATCAACGAAATGGACAGCCTGCCCCTTATGCGCGATATGCTGGAGCGGATAACGGAAGGGGTCGAGGGTGTTGAGATCAAATTGTCGGATGATAGCGTCATGGGGAAGGTTATTATCATCGCCAAGCGCGAGAACGGAATTTGGCACAATTGGCATATCAGGTAATCATTTGACCGGGGGTCGCCGAAAGGCGGCTCTATTCTTTTAATTCGTCGAGCGCGCAAAAGAACGCGTCTTCCATTTTCTCAAATTCTTCTCTTCGGCAACCCGGATTGATCTCGGCGAACGCCAGCCCATAACAGGACTTGAAAATTATCTTCTCGTATAACTCAGAGTTTATGGCGATCGCCGCCTGTTCAACCAACCGGCATTTTTTTAAAAGCGCTTCTCTTATGATCGCCTCTCGGGCGGTCGGATCGCTGATTCTGTTTTTCGATCGGAGAAAAGACGGCAGACAATAATCACTCCGTCTTCTCGGCCCGTTTTCAAGCTGCTCGACCCAATCGGGGTACTGCCGGCAAAAATTTATAAGCTCTCTTTCGCGGTGCGCTGTGATTCCGTATTTTTTGAGATTCAAGCGTTTTTGGCTCATTTTTCAGTCCTCCGTCGGCTTCGCCCTACCAAATTCACCGTTCTTCTCCAACTTGTCAATCTCCCTGCACAAACTCCGAATCATTGACGCTAACAATACTTTTTCTATATCAGGAGAAACATCTTGCCTTTTCGCCCTTTTAACGCTTTCAATACAACCGTATTTGTCCAAACATTTCACACCGATATGCGTCGGTATATCACCTTTTACGATCTCAAATAGTTCAAGCGGCATGACATAATAATTATAATGCCCGCAAAATGTTTTCTTCGCCCTGCTGTAAAAGTCTGATTTTGAAATCTTTATTTCATGGCAACGCCACGCATAATCATAATCCATTGTGAGATAGTCAACGCGCTCCTGACCGTACCATCCGATTGTAACCTCAAAACATCCGAAAATGCGGTTATGTTTCGTGTGTGAAGCCAAAGCGTTTTCAATGTCAAGCGTTTTCTGTGTTTTCATAATTTACTCCAATCCACATGATAAACCTTAACCTCATGTATTGGTTCTTTTGTATCGTCTTTTTCATTTCTCAGCCCCCCCCTTTGATCTTTTTCCCGCTCCGCGAAAGCGCAAGTATATATTCTCTCAATTTTTCCTATTCCGATTGGAAATACCGCCCCTACCCTATACATCGGACATTCCGCTTCAAGGCAGTCCGCGAAGTCTTCCGTTGTGATTTCTTCCGCGATAAATTGAGCGCCAAGAATATTCTTGTCAATATTCCTTTTTTCTGTTGTCGTTATTTTCCTGTATGGACACTTCATTTTTCATTCTCCTTGTCTGGAACTTCAACATATATTTTCAGGCGAGAACCAGAAAGCCCAAGAACGGACTCAATCCTGTTCGCTATCGCCGACTGATAAAATGACGCGGCCCTAACAAAGTCATCTCTGATCACGCTTTGTAGCGTTTCCTTTTCTAGAAGATCAAGACCTTTCATTTTTCTTATTTGACATATTCGCGCCGACATTGATTCTCTTGCCGGCTTTATGTTTCTTATGTTTTCCTCAATTTCCTCAATCGTTCTTTCTTCCACTTCGTATGTTTTCATTATGGGTACACCTCAACTACATCCGGGGCCTGTTCAATAAATCCCTCGCCACCGGCCCATACGTGTATCTCGTCATCCTTATAATTGTCGCCCTCTTCGCCATAGGCTCCTCTCGCGTCATAAAAATTCCGAACCTTAATCACCGCTTCGGCCCCGTTTCGCGCGAGAACGCACCCGCCAGCCAGCGCGTCACCAAGCGTATATCTGTATAGATTCATTCCCCGTCTCCTTCCTGATTCGCGAACCGCGCCTCATCTAACTTGAAATTCTCATAATTGCCGTCATCGACCATGCAATCCGCGCAAGCAAGCGTCCCTTTCTTTTCGCATATAAGGCAACACTGACTTATCGTTTTCACCGCCCGTTCCAGCGCGTCGGCCCTCTTTTTCCATTTGCGGAAGTCTAATTCAAAACTATCAGCCAATTCAGCGTTTGTTGTCATAACCGCCCTTGCTTGTTCCAGTTCCGCTTTTAACTTGTCGTACTCGTTTTCTGATATTTCGATGTATTCTTTCAATGTGGCATCTAGCCCGCCACACATCGACTTTTGAACCTGTAGCGCGTCAAGCAGTTCCGGGACAATCTGCCGGGAAGCGGCGATGAGCTCCGCGTCTGAAAGACGTTGCCCCTCGTTCATAGAAGCCCATTTTTCTTTTTCGATTTCGGCAATCATGCCGGATATATCGTAATCCCCTTTTTTGTTCTTTGGCCTTGCTATGATGTCTTTGAACACTCCGGCAACAATCCACGGCCCCGGCGTAGCCGCCTCGCACAGCGCCCGGATTTCCTCTATTCTTTCATTTGTCATTTGATTTCATCCTCCCACAAATATCGGCAATGCACCAAACAAAAATCTGGAATTTCTCTACGGAGGCGTCTTTCGTCCGGCATCTCCATAAATCTTATGTGGACATCCGCGGCGTCGCAATCACACCCATATTCTGCTTCAAATTCCCGCCCACCGCTCGTTAATCTAAGGCTTTTCGCGAAAGCCTTCTGGCATGGATAAAATTCGTTTTTCATTTCTCAATCCTTTCAAGTTCGTAAACCCATACCCACGGCGAATGTTCCCATGCGTATATGCCGCCGTCTTTCTTGGCGTAGATGCTGTCCCATGAATTGGAGAACCAACGCTTATAATAAAACGACTCTCTTAACCCATTATTATGGTCGAAGTGTAAGGCCATTTCAGGAGCGGGTAGACCTTCTTTTATCGCGTCCTCTCGGCTAATATCTTGCAATCTTTCAGTGCGCACCCCTGTAACTTTAAGCCATATCCTCGCGGCGGCTTTCGGCATGTTGATTGGTGACTTCCATTTCTCCCCATCCGCAAGAGGCGCTTTCCGGTCTGTGTAATCGGTTTTGTAAATAATTCCTCCGGCTAGTTGTATGCCGATTCCCCACGCCTCCCGAACGTAGAGAACTTGCCCTACTTTGTATGGCGCGTTTTTAAAACCATGTACTCGTTTTGTCATACAACCATAGCATACGTCTTTTTGACAAATTTTGTTGTCATTGTAGCACATATCTACATTCAACTGTGGTTGCGGTTTAACCGGCCTGCGCGTCATTCGTTTTTTATTTGCCAAAATAGCTTGCACCATATTTGTGTTAAAAATTATCCCCTTCTCTTTCATGTTAAATCCCCCCATTCGCAATAAGGGCAATACCAACCACAAGGGCCTTTCTTGATATCAGAGTTACAAATCGGACACATTTTCAATCCTCCATTTCTAATGGTTTCAGCCTTTTAGCGATTTCTTCAACAATGATTGGACATACGGCGTTTCCAAATTGCCGATAGAGTTGCGAGTCGGAATTTACCGCCGCCGCTTTGTGGAAAAGGTCGTTTGGAAAGCCCTGTAAGCGCGCGTATTCGATTGGCAATAATCTTCTTATTCGTAAATCATTTTTTTGTATACGTCCATCGTTCCGCGTTCCTGTGTATATCCCGCCCACCGCTTGTATGATTTTCTTTGGATTTTTGTAGTCCGTCGCTTTCAGGCAACCCATAATTCCGTCCGGGTCGTAAACGCGATCGTTTTCGTCCAACGTGCCGTTCGTTCTCACGTTCAGGTTCCCGATGATGTTTATTCTTCCTTGCGCATACTGTTGATTTTCAACAACATACGTTCCGGTTGAGTAGTTTCCGTTGGCGGTAAGGGTGTTTGTTCTTTGTTCTTGTAGGTCATCAGTGCCGCCGCACGTTTCTCCGAGAGGAAATATTTCGGGTGTACGGAATCCTCTAAGATATCCGACAATGAAGATACGCTCCCGGTTTTGCGGGACGTAGTTCTTAGAGTTAAGCAATTCATACTGGCAGTCATACCCGCACTCCCCCATAACGCGGAGAAAAATTCCGAAAGTTTTTCCTCCATTGTCGATAAGAAGCCCCCTGACGTTTTCAAAGAAAAGACATTGAGGCTTTCTGGCTTGTGCAAGCCGCATGATTTCATAGAATAAAGTCCCGCGAGCGTCGTTGATACCTCCCCGCTTGCCAGCCACGCTGAATGATTGGCAAGGTAGGCCGGCGGTGTAGATTTCTGCATCAGGCAAATCTCCGGGCTGTATTCGCCTAACGTCATCTGAAAACCATTCTCCATCTGTGTTGTGCATTGCCCTATAAGATTTCACGGCGAATTTATCAGCTTCACAAAAGCCCACGCACTCATGGCCGGCCGCTTCAAGGCCAAGTCTAAACCCGCCCACTCCCGCGAAAAAGTCAATGAATCTCATATGGCAATTACTCCTTTCTTTTTTTGGTTTTATTCGTCGATCTCAAACGGAGCGGAAACTTCGGGGTATAAATCTTGTTCGCTCCACTTCTTAAAACTCTCCGCGAGTTTCAACCTGTCCGAAAAATTCATTTTTCAACCCCTTCCTTCCATCCTTTTTCCGTAAGTTCGGCGACAAGCTCTCCCAAGGCTCGATTGTCGTCAATAATCCGCTGGTTCAATTCTCGAAGACTGTCTATTTCACCTTTCAGGTCCTCTGCATCTTCGCCAGAATTGATAAGAAAGCCGATCACAGATAAGACGTTTGTTTTAGCTTGTGGGTTTTCGAGCGCCCACCTTGCCAAAAATCCCGCCAGCTCTATTTTGTCTGAAAACTTCATCTTTCAACCCTTCCTCAAAACGGAACTTCTTCGCCGTTTTCCAGCACCTGAAAACCATCTGGTATATCGTCTTGTTTTTCCTGTTTGTCCGGCCATTGCAAAAACTGTACTCTGTCGGCGATCACGTCCGTTGTGTACACCGTCACGCCGTCCTTTTCGTAGCTTCCCGTTTGTATTCTTCCCTGCACCGCGACAAGCTGCCCTTTGAACATATACTTCTCGCAAAGCTCCGCTGTTTTTCCAAACGCTTTCACGCGGGGGAAGTCCGTTTTCTTCTCTTCCCCTTTCTTCGGTCTGTCAATGGCGACCGTAAACGACGCTACCGCCAGTTGCGAGTCGGGAATGTGCCTGACCTCTGGCTCCTTGGTTGTTCTTCCAATAATTGTAACCACGTTCATTTTTGTACCTCCTTTTCTGTTTCACTCTGAAATTTTAAGCCACCAGCGCATAACGTCCTCACCGGTTTTCCAGTTGTATTCTTTTCCGCTTTTCAACATACGGTCAAACGCTCTCAAATAGGCCGCCTCATACTTCGGCCATCGCTTGAAATCCCGTTCCATTACAACTTTCCCGGAAAGCGGGCACCCGACGCAACCAAGTCGCGTAAATCCCTCGTTGTACAGCCCGCAATACGGAATATTGTATTTTCTGATAAACTCCCACACTTCTGGCGTTGACCAGTCAACGATCGGATTCACGATATGCTTGCCTTTTGTCGGGCAAGTGTTGACTAATCTTGCGTTGCCCGGATCATCCGGGTCTGTCAGCATCTTTTTTTTTCGGTTTACATATGCGTTGATTTCAAGCCCTGCTCGATTGTTTTTTCTGTTGGGACTTTCAGCCCATCGTACACCAGTTACGACGATTCTTCCGTTTCCGCCGCTCTCCTTTAAGGACTCGCAACAATATCTCACTTTTTTTGTGGGTGGCATTTTCTTTCTTGCAATCAATCGCCACATCGTTACTTCTGGTTTGTCAAAAATCACGTCCGCGTGATGGTCGCGAATGAAATACACTAATTCCGGCGGGTCAACGGTAGTCACGTTGTAGTGCGCGTCGTACTTCACGCCCGCCATGTCAGCCAGCGCCTTTATGACAACGCTGTCTTTGCCGCCGGAAAACGCCAAATAGTACCCTTCCGGCGGCTCAAACGTCTGTAGGCGCTTTATCGCTGTTTCAACCCTGTCAAGCCCCGAAATCATGTGTAGTTGCCCTAACATTCGTCTTTTACCATTTCCCGCAGTCCAGCCTCCCACTCTCTATAAATTTCTATCCAGTCCGAAAGCCGCGTGGTCACAAGCCAGCCTTCGTTGTTTTTTCTGTGGAATACCGCCGGCATTTGTCCGACCGCCGCGTCTCCGATCGCCTGGCTCATCGCGTCTGACACGTTCAGACGCTCCACGCGCTTTACCTCCACGTGTATGCCCGGAAGACCTATCACGTCCGCGTCTCCGCCCGCCCCGCAATACTGCTGCCCCCTCCGGCAGTCATATCCGTATTCTCTCAATTTTCCGGCGAGTTCGCGCTCGCCTTTCGCCCCTTTTCGTTTACTGTTCACGCTTCTCCCCCCACAGTTTAAAACGCGATATCTTCCTCCACCGCGGCGAATCCCGGGGGAATTCCTTTGACTGGAATTTCAGTCTGCCATTTCCCGAGCGATTCTGATTCCATTCTTCGCAAAATTTCAAGCTTTTTTTCAGCGCTCATGCTTTTTTGCCCAGACAAATATTTTTCTTTTCGCCGCGCCTCGAACACGTAAAAATCCGCCCCGAGGGATTCGGCGATATCCGGCCAGTAAAACGGGTTTTTTTCTCGCCTTATCTCCGCCTTGTCTCTTTCCCCGTAATTTGCGGAAGCTTCCGGCAAATTATGTTTGTTTATCTGCGATTTTGAGAATCTGATCAAATCACGACCGCGCGGGCAAGAACACCGAGCTGTTGTTTCGTATCCGTTTTTGTCAAATATACAAAACCCGGTATTATCGCACAAATAGCAATCTCCTTGCCCGTCTGTCAATAATTTCTGGTTGAGCCTCAGACTTTCAGACCGCTCTTTTTTTTCTTTCTCGTCAATTTGCTGATACGTGTCAAGCAGCTCGTTCGCGTTCGGGAAAAACTTATTTTTCTTGATTGCCGCGAGACAGGCTTTTCTGAACAAATCCGCGTCAAGGCGGGAGAATAGTATCTCCCAGAGCGAGGATATATTCTCGTCAAATGGCTTGTTATAGTTTGTCAGAACCATGTTAAGGTTCTCCAATAATCCAGTTTTCGTTAAGGGTTTCATCTTTTTTTCCCCTCGATCTTCCAAGGTATTCCGCTATGCGTTCGTTGTTGATATCGTTTTGCGTTTTTTTCCGCGGAGGATCCCCGCGCGGCTCCATGGGTTCGTCTTCCCACCCTCCCGCGCGCAGCCATGAGGCCGGGTATGGTATAAACTGTCCGTCTTCCCGTTGCCAATCGTGGCCGTCTTTAAGATCGGCTATGGCGCTCATTATTTTCTCAAATAACGCGGTATCTGGTTTTAGTTTCAACCACGCCTTTAAAGCGTCGTTCTTGCTTCGCTTCTTGGGATAGGCGCTCCAAAACTCTTTAAAAGTTTCCTCGTGGCGCTCCTTAGGGGATGGCTCTTTCGCGCGCGGGCTCGTGGTTATATTCTTTTCTATTCCTTTCTTTTCTTGTTCTATTCTATTCTTTTCTATTGGGAGTGAGTCCTCAGTGAGTCCTCCGTGAGTCCTCAGTGAGTCCTCCGTGAATGGCGGAATTTTGCTCGGCGTCGGCCTGTTTATCACTTGCCAATCTTCCCATTTGTCAAGGCTGTAGTACTCATTTTCTCCGTGCAAGTAGAACGTGACAGACATATTAGAGGCGATCTCAGACAGGGCTTTGTCTATGTTGGTTGCTGGCATTTCCTTATCATCGTCATAGGGAAAAAGTGTAGACTTGATATAGGCTGCCTTGGCGCGGCCCCGCCCTTCGTCATCGGCGTTGGAAAAAAGACCAATGAAAACAAGTTTCGCCAAGGTGCTTAATTTTGAAAAATCCTCGCTTCCCCAAATTCCGGGGTCAATCATTCGCTTTCTCGCCATTCTTCTACACTCCAATCCATGATAATTTCAGTTTTTCGATCTCGGCCGGGGTCATCGTCTCGATTCCGAGATCAACGCATTCCGCGACAATCGAGTCGATCAGCCTTGACATTTCTTTTGTGTCATAACTGGAAGACCCGCTGTAAAATCTATACCATGAGTACCCCTCGTGCTGTTTGCTATCCCCGACATATTCGGTGAACCATCCGAGACCCTTTCCAGACCACGCTTGGATGATTCCGTTCGCCTTTTCGTCATTCACAAGCATATCCGCGTAAACCCCGTTTATTCTGACCATTTCTCGGTATATATTCTCTCTTGTCTGCATGGTCTTATCGGCGATTCTGTCGATGAGCAGCCACGCGTATTTGTTCGCGTCCAGAGACCTCTTATTTCGCCTTCTGGCGACTTTCGCGACATAAGGCTTGTCGTTGTTCGCCATGGTCGAATAAAACTCTTCCGCCTCCGATTTTTGGCCTTTGTCCACCACGAAACTGATGGAGATCGTTCCGTCAAAATTCTGGTTTGCCGTTCCTTTTGTAAATGTGAAATTCATTATAGATAACTCCTGCCGATCAAGGAAATAAATTCTTTCCGGGTATGTGTTTCCTCATACCTCGCCTGACACTCCATTTTGATTTTCAGGTCAAATTCTTTGTCGAAATGAATGCCGTATTCGCTCATATTGTGCCAATCGGAGCGAAGCCAGATCACGAATCCGTTTTTATCGGACGCTTTTCTGTTCGACGCCCCATAGATGTGATGGAGGTGGAGCCCCTCTTTCGCGCCTGTTATATAGCACTCTTTTTCGCTCTGTAGGATTGATTTCATGGGTTTATCTCTTTCATGTCTCCGCACGTTTCGGGTGTTTGATCGCAGCGGAAAAGCTCTTCTTCGCATATTTTGAAGATGTGGCACGTATGGCAACATATGGCGTATC